TGATGGCAGAACACCTAAAGCAATATTAGCAACAACACCAGAACTATTGGCTACTATTGCTGTACTTTGAGCAATACCTAGAGATTGATTAGCAACCACAGCGGTACTGTTAGCAATTATTGCTGTACTATTGACAGCACCATAAGCACCTAAAGCTAAAGCAATATTAGCATTGGCTGCAGCAACACCAGCCAAAGCAATTCTAGTATTGGTATTGGTAGCATTAAGTGCAGCTTGAAGTAGTATAGTATTTGCTACAGAAGAACCTGCTGTTGTTTGTACGGTTGAATCACCAAATGCAAGAACAGATTGTGTATTTAAAGATAAACCACTAGAAGTAAATTTAGCAACAATATTTGCAGCTGTACCTCCACCAGAAATAATTCTAACTTCTTTTCCTGTAGTTGTTGATCCAATAATTAAATTTCCGCCAGGTAAATTTGAACTCGATCCTTGAACATACAAATAAGCATCCAAAGGATTAATTGATGTTCCTAAGCTATTATATTCTGTTCCCGGAGTAAAATCTTTATTAGCATAACCTAAATCAACAAAATAAGTAGTATCCGTACCTGTATTGGCTGTTACTACAATATCAGCAGAACCGCCATCATTTGAATTTAATAAATTGGTTTGAATATAATTCGAACTACTTAAAGTATATTGTGCAACGGTATTGGGTAATATTATTGGATTTGTACCAACATTTAAAACTTCATTAGAATAAAGACCTTGTGCTAAAGTATGTGCAGTCATTTTAAATGTTGCACCAGTAGGAATATCTACCCCAGCAAACAAAGTATTTGCTGTATTCGCATTAATTTGTGTTATTTCTGGTAGTTGTGAAATTTTTACTGTAGACATTTTTTACCCTATTATTATTACTTGGTCATCTTCTGTTGTTATAATTCTATCATCTTCTGTTGTTAATTGTGGATAATAAACTTGACCCACAACACCATCTATTCTAACTGTTGATGTGGATACAGTTCTTTGCACAGACATCAACGAATTTGCATTACTTGTTAAATTTGAAGTGAGGTATATGATTCCGCTCACATAATTTACACTAGATACTGTTTTTTCAGTATTATTGGCAACTAAAATTTTATCACCAGCAAATACTATATCCTGTAAAGGATTTGCAGTATTACTATAATTTCCATTATTGACGATATCATAAGAACCAGTCAATGTTGATATATTTATGACATTATTTCCTGATTGTCCAGTCACATAAGCCACATTAGCAAAAGTTAACCAAGGAGAGTCTTTAAGAACAACATAACTTTGATCTGAATAACTCATCAAATCATCTGTTCCTGTTCCAGACAATAAATCTTCTATTCCTGTTTCAGACAATAAATCTTCTGTAACTCTACCATAAGATCCTAATACTTCGGAATGAATTTTAAATCCATTAGATAATGTTAATGTTAATGAATTACCTGGAACAATAATATCATTAATAAATGATCCAGCTAAAGCATAAAAGTTGACAATATTATTACTCTGATTTATCCAAGTGGAAGACATGGTTGCATATGAACCGGGATTACCAGTATAATAACCTAATGTGTGACCAGATTCTAACAAATTTGAACCTTCAAACATAAATGAAGAATTCGATTTTAGTGCATATCGACCAAGAACTTTCATTCCTGAAGGATGTAATAAATCCAACAAAGTTTTTCTATACTTTGCTATTTCTTTTTCTAAAGTAATTTGATAAGTATAGTTGTTATAGACTGTACTCTGTAACACATCAAACGAACTAGGTTGTCCTGTTGTGTCTAGATATTGACCAGAACTCAATACAAGACCATTTAAGAAAGATGCTGTTCCTTTTGCTGTTCCATCACCATAAGTTACAACTCCAGTATTATCATATCGACTTCCTGTTGGATGGTATGAACCATCTAAAGTGACTGATATTAATTTAGAATCAATTTTTAATGGTAAATTATAATTTGGTGCAGCATTATAATTATAAACTCTTAAATTATAACGTGATAATAAAGGATCGTTATATGCTTGTAAGAGAGTTACAGAATCAACTGTGGCGGTATATGTTGAAACATTTGAATTAACTCCTTGATAAATTGGATCACCAAAAGCAGGTAAATTTGTAATGCTTAATCCGGTAACAACCATATCCTGAACTTTAAAAGAAACATTAGGAGCCGCAATGTAATCTTCACCTGGATCAGTGATTGTAATACTTGTAATCGAACCTACACGGTCAACTAAAGGAGTAAATACTGCTCCGGTACCTAATACATTTGTTACGACCAAAGAAGCATTTGATGCTTGGACATTAGCCGAAGTTACACTTAGTGTTGGCAATCCTGAAAGATATCCTAATCCACCTAAAGGATACTTAACTACACTTTGGTTTGGAGGATAAACATAACTTACGGATACGATGGCGCCTGTTGCATTAACAGAAGTTACATTGGCGTAAGCTCCATATCCTGAACCTCCAGTGAAATTGATTACATCATTGGCTTGATAACCTTTACCAGCATTTCTAATTTGAATAGGTGCAAGAATACCCAAATTTTGTAGTTGCACATAAGCCGCATTATCTTGTGTTGCATATATCGAGTTGGCAGAAACTACCGGAGTTTGTGTAATTCCGCCGCCACCATTTTGTACAAGAACAGAAGAAATTGGATATGTTGTAAAAGAAGTAAATGAAAGTGCATTGGCAAAAGATGAATTTGCATTAGACACAGCAACATTTGCAAAATTATAATTTATTGAACCAATTGTAACTGTACTTTTTTGGCCAATATAATCAGTAGGAATAAATGTTGCATTTGCAGTATTTGCAGAAGAAGGGTCTAAACTACCAACAATAGCAACAGCACCAGGAGCATTAGTAATATCTATTAATGTATTGGGGTATGCTCGATAACCAAAACCTCCATTTTCAACCTTGATACGTTGAATTGATCCTGAAGTAGTTGTTCCAACTTCAGCGGTTGCTTTATGTCCAGTATTTGAACTTAATCCACCATATACTATAATTGGATCGGCCGGACGATATGTTAACCCTCTATTGTTAGGATCAATTTTAATTTGACTAATTTGACCTACAATTTTTGCTCTGAGTACTTCACCATCAAATAATACATCTTGATTGTTTGAATCAACCACACGAACAAATTCACCAGATTGAAATAAACGCTGAATGTCTGAAATAAACACTTCAATTTTATTACCAGCAACAACGGAGTTTTCAATAGTAGCAATTGATTTGGTGAGTTCTCCAAAAATTCTTAAATTATTAATATTTAAAAAATTTCTATCACTAGTCGCTAATTTAAGACTTTTAGCAATATACCATTTACCGGCAGAAGCTCTTAATACAGCATCTTTGGTATAAAAAAAATCCACATCAGAATTATATAATACTCGGAATAAAAATTTATAGGAAGAAGGTGTACCTTTTGATTGATATAACTCTCTAGCTAATTTAATTAATTTTTGTTTATCAGCAAGTATTTCTGGTGGAAAATAAGAAAGAAAATCATTATAAAAGTAATCTAAAAATTCTGTTGAAGTTTTGTCAATATCTTTATAGTTTAGTATATTTTTTGTTCTATCTGTAACATTATCATTTTGCTCTAACCATTCATAATAAGATTGCAAAAATAAAACAAAATTGGCATAAGCAGGATCATCCCGAATAAATTCAGGAAGTTGTGATGATATTAGTAGAGATGTTTTTTGATCAGATTCTATCATTATGTCTTAGCAATAACATTAACGGTGATAGCATTTGGATCATAAGGATCAATAGTAATAATTCTATTATAAGAAGATGAAATAATTGATGTTGTTGGTTTTGCTGTAACAGTCAATTGACCCAATTCATTATTAACACCAATAGGTGAAAAAGCATTTAAAGTTATCAATCCTTGAGAATAATCGATAGTTCCAATATTTGATGAGAAGATAGTTTTAACATAACTTGTATTATTGTAATATGATCTTAAAGTACCATATCTTCCTTGTAGATTAACCACAGCAGAACCTAGTTGTCCGGTTGTATCACCTGCAACAGGAGTTATAACAGCTATTGCTGTCGTATAATTAACTCCAGCATCATCAACAACAATATTCCTAATGGCACCATTTACAACCACAGCATGTGCTGTTGCGCCTGTTCCATCACCAATGATTGTTACTGTTGGTGTAGATTGATAACCAAATCCAGGATTAATAACTGAAATCGTGTCAATACCATAAGTATTTGATGGTAATTCTTCAATATAAACTCCATCTATAATATTAGCTAAATTTATAGGATCTCTATATTGCATAGAAGGAGAACTACTGACACCACTTAGTGTGATTCCTTTTTCTAAAGGAGTATTATAATATAAATTATATGTTGTTGGAGAACTTAAATTTGGAAAGAATTTTTTCTGTAAATTAATTGCATATTCACTTGTAATAATTGAATTACTAAAACTTTGTATGGTGTTTAATAATTCATAAGCATTAAAAGTTGAATTAAATGTATTTAATGTTGTTTCTGCAAAATTATAAACAGCTGTTTTTATACCTTCTTGTATTTGTGAAGAAGTTAATGTTGTTTTAATTGGATCATAATAAACATTAAGATCAAGTTTAATATAGGTATAATCAGGATCAGTAATTGTAGGAGTTACTGTTAAAACTGAAATTGGCTTAATAACTTCAGAAATAATTCTTTGTTTTTGAGTTTGAGTTAAATTATACGAACCAGCCGGTTTTAAAGAAATAAACACTTGACCAAAAACTGGAGGATCATTTTCTTCTCCACCCCAAACATTGACAGCATCAAATGATATTCCTAAATTGTTTTGTTGAATTGCTGTAATATAATCGTTTTTACTTACTGCACGACCTTGAGCAGAATATGTTTTTGGTGCTTGAAATTTAATTGATTCGATTGTTTCTTTATCACCACCTTGTGATGCAGGCAAAACAGATTCTACAGCTGATGGTGCATAATTCGAAACTGTATCCATTAAAACAAAACTATTTGCACCCGCACCAGATAATCCTTCTGTGGACAAATAAGCTAAATTAACAACATTTCCATCAACTAAACTTTTACCTAAAATTCCATCACCAAAATAAACTTCATATGTATTATTTAAAGATTCTTGTATAAAATACACTTTTGATTCAGATGTAAGTTCCAAATAACTTGCTGCTGGTTTATAAACTTCATAAGAAGTATTTGATGTCGATTCTTGAACAAATACTCTTAATGTTGTTAAATCTACTGTTTGTTCAGGAATTTCAAAAATTTGTGATGGATTGCTTGTTGCAGAATAAACAAAACTTTGAGTTTCTTGAACACCTTGTTTAATTTTAACATTATTAAAAGTTGCAGTATTGCTTACGACATTAACTGTATAAGAATCCGTAGTAACAAAATTGTAGTTTACTCCATCGATTGCCGAAGAAATAAACGATGAATATGCCGGTAAAGTTAATGAAGCATTATTAACATTATTAAATATAACATTTACTTCTGCTGTAGGAGCTATTGATGATTTTGGAGTATAATTTAATAGTTTTGCTTGAGAAACAACAGATGATCTTTGAACAGCCGAATCCAAAAACATCTCATTAGCTACCATATTCAAATAATAAGCATTATATTGAGTATTATAAGAAAGAACATCCATTAGAATGTTCATACCAGAACCTTCAAAATTATAATCTTTAAAGGCGTCTTGGCTCTTTAAAAAAGTTTTGAAATTGTTCTTGATTGTATTAAAATCAAGGTCTGTAATTTGAATACTAGAATTTGCGCCGGCCATTATCTGGTCCTCGTTAATATTAAGTTAATAGCTGTTGGGGTTGTCTGATTTCCAATAAGGACATACAAAGAAACGCTAAATGCGTTATCGTCAGGTCTTGCACTCACATTAATCTGACTAATTGCTGCTCTTGGTTCATAATTGTTTATCATTCTGGCAATTTCATCTTCAATTAAATTGGCCGTTAATGCTGAAACTGGCTCAAATAATAATTGATTTAATGAACTTCCTATTTCTGGTTGAAACAGTCTTTCGTATAGATTTGTCGATAAAAGATTGCGAACTGACCTAATAACCGCCTGTTCGTCATATTTCATAGCAACATCACCAGTTCCTGGTTGCTTAAGGAAGGTTAAGTCCAAATCGGAGTAAATGTGATTTCTGGTTGCCATTCTTTATTTATTATACTATTGGTTGATTCTAGACAGTAGTTTTGCTGTACCGATAAAATTATTAAGTAAATATGTTTGAGTTTCACCCATATTTGAGAATTGTTTCACCGAATTATAATTATTCTGAAAAGTTCTTAAATTACCATAATATGTAATGTCTGCATTTTGTCTGGTTGTTAAATAAGTATTAGTATTCCCAACATCTGAGATTATTTGAGTAATTACTGTGTTGGAAAGACTGTTTGCTGTCACTCCATTATTCAATATCACTAAATCGGCTGAAAGTGTATTTGCATTATCATAAATCTGTGGTCCAACTAAAATACTAGTAAAACTACCTAAAATAGGTGAATTATTGATTATTCCATCGGTTTGGTTTGTAATATACAAAGCAGTTTTACCAGCAGACATTGCTGATTCATAGTATGGATTAACATCATCTTGGCCAACAAAAGGAGTTACTCCAGATAAACGATTGGTGTGTGCCAAAAACGATTGAGCATTTGTATATAAAGAATTTGCCGCAGGAATAATTGCCAAAGCTTCAGTAATTCCTTGTGAATTTGCTAGTTCTGCAGCAACTATCATATTAGTAGAAATTGTAATAATTGTATTTACATACGAACTTACTGGATTTTGAAAATAGCCATTAACCGCATTGTTAGCAACATCTTGTGCTTGCCATGATTCTATAAAAGCTGGCATAGAATTCAAATGTGCTTGAGTGTTCGCAGAAAGTATTTCTATATCTTGATTTGGATCACTAAAATTGTATCCTAGAGTTGCATATACTCCAGAAGCATTATTAACTGTTGCCATTATCTAAACTCCAAAAAATGGGGTTAAAGGAGGTGCTGTTGTGTTTGGACCACCTTTAACTCCTCCATGCACATGCGTTTTAAATATTCCAGAATTAATAACATCAGACATTAAAACAGCATCCATAATTCCAAATTCTGCTAGCGGTGATTGTACTAAAGTTAATGATGATACAGGTCCTTCTGAATAAACACCTAAGTATCCAGCATATACGCCTGTTCCAGCATTTACTCTAGTTACAGAATTAATTATATCTGCGCCAATAGATCCACCCACAACTAAATCTGATGCTAGATATACATTATCTGAAGCGGCCATACGAATTGCTCCACCAAAATTTTCATTAGCAGTTATTGACACATCATCATCACTAGACAAAGATATATCTCCAACAACTCTAGTATTCATTTTACCGGCAACTTGTAAATTATAATTTCCATCTACTTGAACATTATGATCACCCAAAACATGCATGTTTGCATTACCATTAATTGTAATATTGCATGTGCCTTTTATTAATACATTTTTATTTTTAGCAATAATTTCATATCCGTCACCATAAATTTTTTGAACTTGGTCTCCATTTGGATGCATTTCAATAAAATTACCTGGGGTACCATTTTTTTGTGGTCCGTGTTGAATACGAACTCTTTCACGACCAGGAGTATCGTCCATTTCAAATGAATGACCTGATTCGGATTGTTGTATATTATTGTATGGATAAACTGGAGGTGTATCTTTATTGGCCGGAGATTCCGGTTCTGTCCATAAATTATCTGAAGGTGGAGTTAAGATAGTCATAATTAAGGTGTTGATTTATTTTGAGAAATTTGTGCTGTAGGAGATTCATATGAAGCAATTGCTTGATTAGCCGCATCTAAATCCGCTTGACTTACTGGAGTTAAAATGCCTGCAGTTGCTGCAAGTGGAATAGAAGAAAGACTAACAACAGCAGCAGCAGTTGATGTTACAAGATTAACAGCTGCAGAAGCTGTATTTTTTGCTTCTGTAATTATTTCGGAAATTTGAGAAAATCCTTCACTAAATCCTTGGCCAATATCAGTAAACACATTACTAACCAATTTTAAAAGTCTATCCAAACATTCTTTTAACATGGCAATAAATCTATCAGGTAAACTTAAAATCCATTGAATCAATGCTTTAATTTTTGTTATATAAGCAAGAACATATTGCTGAAAATCTTGAATTGGTTGAACTATTTCTTTTTGTATTCGTTTTAATTCTCTTGCCCAATCTTTTAATTTTTGAATTATACTAGATACTTCTCCCGTTGCATCTGAAAAACCTAAAGCTTTCATAATTTCACGAATAGCTTCTCTAATTTGATTTGCTATAGCTTTTGTATATTTTTTAAGATTAATATTTTTTTGCATTTCTGATATAAAATCACAAACGTGAGCTAAATTTTCATTTGCAACACCTATTGTGGTATTTTCAACAATACTTCTAGAACCTGCCGGTAAAGAAGAATTGCCTACAACTTGGCCACTATTTTTATAAGTTTCTGGTAAATCAGGACCACCAACTTCAACAATATCTCCTGTAAAAGAAACTTGTACTGTAGCTACGATAGGTAATGATTGTGTATTGGCCATTATTGTACAATTCCAGGTAAAACACCCATCATTACAGGATATTGTCCAGATTCTCCATCCATGAAGAATCCTACAACCCAATCACCTAATGATGGTGCAGAAAAAGATTTTGAATTATTTATGGGGTACATTGGTTGAGCCCAAGGTAAATCAGTAACAGGCAATTGACTTTGGTTTTGAGTGTGCCAACCAAAAATTCTAACTTGGCACCGGCCAAAACCTAAAGGATCGACTCGATTTTCAACTATTCCCACCCACCAGATAAAAGAACTAATACCAAGAAAATTATTTCGATTTGTCATTATGATTTACCATCAACATATTTTTGTAAATTGGAAGCATTATATGCAGCATAAGGTTTGCTTACACTTTCTTTAGCCAATTCCATTACAGTTATATAGGAGTTGTTTTTTACAATATGTCGCACAGCTGTTATTAGATATTTTCCTGAATAAAAAGAATCTTTTTCTCTATTTTCTGTGCCGTTAAATCCATATGTATTAAATACTACAGTTTTTCCAGCAAGTAAACTTGGATCCCCGGCGACAGTTAATTTAATTCTTGTGTAATTAGCTAAAGCAATTTGTGCAACTCTATTAGGCATATATTTACGAATATTAATATCATTAGCCACACTATCAGGATCTTGTGCAATATATGAAACTTTTTTCATTTCAGTATTTTCTGTAGCCATTCTTAAAGTGCCTACTTCTAGTTCATTCGGTGGTAAATCATATATTGTTTTTTTATGTCTATTTTTATAATCATTAACAACAGCACCGGGATTCATTTTTTTTGATTTATTGTAATATTCTGCATAATTAAAATCATTGTCTATTTTAAAAGTTCTTGTTAATGGATTAAGTGTAATTAATCTATTAGAAAAAGTTCCGTTTGCAATTCCACCAAGAGTATCAAAAAAATCAAGAACTTCAAAATTTAAAGCATTAGTTACTTGTTGATTTAATTCTATATCTATATTTTTAGGATCAAATTTATATGTTTGATATTCTTTTTGGTTATACATTGTTTGTAATGATCTAAAAAAATATCCATCAGAATTTTCATAAAACAACATATCAGCACCAACTTTATTTGCTGGTAAAGCATATGTTGAAAGCCAATTGATAGTTTCAAATAATTTTTTATTAGGTAAAATAAAATCGTATACACCAGAAGAATCATCAATATTGATGGTTTTTGTTCCCGTAATACCAACTCTTATATAGCTAGTTAATATCATTTTAATAATTTCTGATATTTTTTTGCCTTTTACGGATTTTGAAATACGATATTGCTCAGATAATAAAAATTCTTCAGAACAAAAATTTATAGTATAAACTTCATAAGCATTACTTTCGCCAGTTGATCTGTTTGATATTTTATATAATCTGTAATTTTTTTTAATTGGATAATTATCCGATGATGTTTTTCTTAATGTTATTTCTAAAAATTCTGTTCCATTTAAACGAAAATTTGAAATAAGTCCAAGAGCATCCGAAATAACCAATTCACCTGATATTGTACTACTATAAATATCTTCAAATAGATTCAATTCAACCATAAAAGGTATTAAATTAACTTTTCCACCACTCAAAGA